CGATTCCTCGTCAGGCGGCGGCGGAGGTTCTGGAGGCGTTGGCGGGACACCAGCCGCCAGCAGCGGCACAGGAGGAGACGGCGGCGCTGGCACGGCAAGCAGCATCACCGGAACCAGCGTCACCCGTGCGGGTGGTGGCTCCGGTGATGGCGGAACTGCCGCAGGAAACACTACTGGAGGCGGCGGCAAGCGGGCCGCAGGGTCAGCAAACACCGGCGGCGGTGGTGGCGGCATGACCAACAACAGCGGATTTGCCGGCGGCTCCGGCGTGGTGATCCTCCGCATGGCGACCGCCAACTACAGCGGCACGACCACGGGCAGCCCGACCGTCACCACCAGCGGCTCGGACACGATCCTCACCTTCAACGCATCCGGCTCTTACACGGCGTAACCCATGGCACACGCAGCAGAACTAGATGCCAACAACGTCGTGCTCCGCGTAATCGTCGTGTCCAACGACTTGGAGCCGAACGTCGAGCAGTGGTGCACCGACACCTACGGCGGCTACTGGAAGCAGACCTCGTACAGCGGCAGCTTCAGGAAGAACTTCGCTGGCATCGGCTACACCTACAACGCCGACCTAGACGCATTCATCCCGCCCAAGCCGTACCTGTCGTGGGTGCTGGACGATGCGACTTGCCAATGGCAGGCACCCGTCCCGATGCCGCAGGACGGCCAGATGTACGAGTGGGACGAGGCCGCAGGCGAGTGGACGGTGATGCAATGACCTTCCACGACTACTGGCTCAAGGGCGAGGACGAGGCGCACGTCCATGAGGCGATGGCGGCGGCGGGCATCGGCCTGCTGCCAGCCGAGGAGTCGTCCTTTGACCCCATCGGCACGATCTGGGTGCCGGGACCGGACGTGGACGAGGACGGCAACCCCATCCCCGTGCCGCTCCCCGGCTGGCACGCCAACCTGCGCCTGCGCGACAAGATGACCTTCCCGCAGCGTTCGGCCCTGGAAAGCATCCTCATCCCACAGCCCCAGCACCCCGTCCGGGTCTGGGCAGGAGCAGACGAATGACCCCCACATCCCACCCCATCGTCGAGGCCGGCGACAAGGTCGTCATCAAGGGCGTCGAGCTCTTCATGGCCTTCGACCCCGCCATCGACGACGCCAAGGCCGACCCCGAGCTCAAGCGCTTCGACAACGAGCGCCTCCGCAAGATCGTCGGCGCCACGGGCAAGCACATGAGCCGGGGCTCCTTCCCCCGCGTGGTCATCATGCACGAGAAGGACGGCAAGGAGCCCAAGTCGGCGGTCGGCAGAATCCCGGCCCTCAAATACGAGGAACGGGATGGGGTCGGGTACATTGTGGGCGACATGGAGGTGGGAAGGGACATCTTCGACCGCTTGATCGCCACCAACGCCTTCCCCAGGCGTTCGGCTGAGATCTGGTCCGAATCCAACCACCTGAGCGAGGTGGCGCTGCTGGGCCGCGAGACCCCACGACGCCCCCTCCCCGACACGCACTTTGAGCGTGCCGGCCTGAAGATCACCTTCTCGAAGTCCAACCACGACCTCGCCGGGGTCGGGGGCGGGCTGAACACCTTCGTCCCGGCAGCAATCAAGGAGGAGGCTTCCATGCCTTCAGACCGAGACTACGGAGCCGAGCTCGATGCCATGAAGTGCGCCATCGACGACCTGGCCGCCACGATGAAGAAGAAGTTCGGCGAGGACAACGACGAGGACAAGGCCGAGATGGCCGGCGAAGGCATGGACTTCCAGGCCGACGAGGAGGAGGCCGAGGAGGGTGGCGAAGGCGTCCACATCGACATCGGCAGCCACGACGACGAGAGCGCCGAGATGGGCATGGACGAGGAGGAGGAAGTGATTGCCTCCCGTTCCACCTACGCCCTGCGCTCGGAGAACGCCCGCCTGAAGGCCCGCATGAGCCGCCTCGAGGCCGAGGTCAAGCGCGAGCGCTTCTCGCGTGAGATCGAGATCATGGAGCAGGAGGGCTACCGCATCCCCGAGGGCCAGCGTCCCGCGCTCCTGGCGCAGCTCGCCTCGGCCAAGGACCCGGTCGCCCTGCTCGAGTCGTGGCGCGAGCTGTTCTCGCGCGACCCCATCGGCGCCAAGATCGACATGAGCCGCGCGTCCATGCCCAAGGCGATGGCCGTGGGCGACGTCGGCGACCTCGTCAAGCAGTTCGCAGGCAAGCCGGATGAGTTTGCCAAGGCGATCAACTCCCGCATCAACAAGCGCTAAGGCGCAAGGACACAGGACACCATGCTGAACTTCTCCCCCAACCTCGTCGCGGGCGGGACCATCAACCCGTACCGCATCGTCAAGATGGACACGACCGCCTTCACGGGCGTGGCCGCCACCGCCGCCGCCGACTACGTCGTGGGCGTCACGGACGGCTCCACCCGCCGCTTCGACGCGACGGCCAACGCCTCGTCGGGCGACCCGATCAGCCTCCAGCCCTCGAACGTGGTTCAGATCGAGGCCGGCGGCAACATCACCGCAGGCCTGGGCCTGATCCCGTCGACCGCAGGCGTGGCGATCACGGCCGCTGGCTCGGGCAACGTGCCCATGTTCGTCGCCTTGGAGGCTGCCGCCAGCGGGCAGATCTTCTGGGCCTACCGTCTCCCCGCCACCAAGGCGCTCTGATACCAACTGACCCTAAGGAGGTCACACCATGTCTTATGTCGCAGTCGGTGGCGGGCTGAACACCTACGTCCCGTCCACCAACGCCCTCGCAACGGGCGCTCTTCAGGTCGAGTTCACCCGTGCGGTGAACACGTTCCCCATCACCAAGTACGCGCAGATCGTCCCGGTCAACCAGATGACCGGGTACTACCTGCGGCTGGATTCGGACGACAACGTCCGCATCACGGACATCAACGCCTTCCAGTGGCCGCTGGGGAACGACCGTCCGGTCGGCTCCACGAACCAGCACGACTTCGTGCAGTTCGCCTGCGCCCGCTACGCGTACCCGTTCTACATCCCGAACGAGACCGTGAAGCAGGCGGCCTGGGACGTGGTCGCGCAGCACGCGCGTGCCAAGGCCCAGCTCGCCATGACCGGGCGTTGCGTCCGTGCGGCGACGGCCCTGACCGGGTCGGCTGCCGTCACGGCCTTCACCAACGTGGGCAACTACGCGGCGACCGGAACGGCCTCTGCAGGCGGCGCCCCGTGGACGACCTCCGTCAGCGGCGGCAACGTCATCCAGAAGGGCATCCAGGGTGCGCTGCGCGCCATCTCGCTCGCCACTGGCGGCGCGGTGCGTGCGGAGTACGACGTGATGATGATCATCAGCCCGGAGATTGCCAACGCGCTCGCGCAGACCGATGAAGTTCGGAGCTACGTCAAGAATTATCCCGCAGCTCTGCCGTTCCTCGGCGGGACGGACGTGTTTGCGATGTACGGCCTCCCGGCGAACCTCTTCGGCGTGCAGGTCGTGGTGGACGACAGCGTGCGCGTCACGACCCGCAAGGGCGCGGCGAGCACGACCCGGTCGTACATCTACGGCAACTCGGCCGTCTTCGTCAGCCGCCCCGGCGGCCTCGTGGGCGTCGAGGGCTCGACGAGCTTCTCGACCGTCCAGGTCATGGCCTTCGAGGACATGACCGTCGAGAACTGGGACGACCCGAAGGACCGTCGCATTGAGGGCCGCGTGATCGACAACAGCACCGTCGAGCTGGTTGCCCCGGTCTCGGGCTACCTCGTCGCCAACGTGACCACCTGATCGGTCTCGGAGTGGAAGGGAAAGGGGGGAGGGCGCTTCGGCTCCCTCCCCCCCTTTCGTGAACGGAGGCACGCATGGCATTCGCCACCTACGCCGACCTCGAAAAGGAACTGGACGCCCGGATCATCGCCGAGCTCTGCTCGGACAACGGGGAGGACTCCGCGCCCCCCAACCCGATCACGACGATGGCGCTTGAGCGCGCCACCGCGATGATCAAGAGCTACGCACGGGTGGGGAACATCTACACGGACCTCGACCTGACGACGCTGGCCGCCGCGAGCGACTGGCTGCTCGTCGGGCTGACCTGCGACCTGGCGACCGAGATCCTCTTCCAGCGCCGCGGCATGGTCGTGCCCCCGGCCGTTGAGGAGCGCCGCAAGCGGGCCTACGAGATGCTTGAGCACCTGCGGGACGGGCGGCAGATCTTCGGGGCGATCTCCAAGGCGGCCGACGCCGGCCTGCCCGAGGTGCGGGCGACCCCCCTGCAGACGCTCGCCTACTACAACCAGGTGAGCTCGAGCAACTTCTTCCCGCCGCGCAAGCCCAACACGATGCCGGGAGGCTGACGTGGCCTTCGGCTTCGGCGGCAGCAGCTGGCAGAAGCGCGTGACGGCGGCGCTGGGCGACCCGCGCATCCTGCAGGGCATCTCCCAGGCCGTGGCGGCGGCGGCGAAGCGCCACATCGCCAAGAGCGAGGGTCGAGGCCCGAGCGGGGCTGCGACCGCCCTCAAGCCCCTCAAGAGCCTGGACACCGAGTTCTGGACGAAGACCAAGCCCAAGCAGGGGCCGATCCTGGGCACGCGCAAGCGCGTTGAGATGCGGCAGAAGAAGGCCAAGGACGGCCGGGTGACCATCAAGCCCACGGAGGTGACCGAGTACCTCGTCAAGGGCAAGTCCTACCGCGACGGCGGGCAGCCCCTGCGGGACACGGGCAACCTCGTCCGCAACCTCGGGGCCAGGACGGCCCGCATCGGCGCGACCCGGCTTGAGATCACCCTGACCGGGCCGAAGTACGCGATCTACCACGAGCTCGGCTTTGAGACCTCCGGGCCGAACTACGTCCCGTTGACGCGTAAGGGCGTGCGCCAGCACGCGACCGGGCAGAACCCCGACAAGGAGGGTCTGGCGCGCGGCAAGGACTTCCTCATGGCATGGGGCGGCGTCAAGGTGCCCGCTCGTCCGTTCCTCGTCCCCACGGACAAGGAATGGGCGGGCATCGGCCGCACGATTAGACTAGGGCTGAGCAAGGTGCTCAAAGGAAGGACGAACTGATGGCAACGGCGATCTTCGTGAGCGGGCCGACCCGCATCGACTGGTACGACGGCTCGGTCTGGACCGAGCTCGGCGAGTGCGACAACGACAACCTCCCGCAGGCCACGTGGAACGACTACCAGCACGAGGTGCGGACGTCGTCGAGCGGCGGCACGCCCGAGGAGATCGTCCTGCAGAACACGGACGGGGCGATCACCTTCACGCTGGTGAAGTGGGACGCCACGGAGCTCGCGCAGCTCGAGGCGCGCCAGCGCGGGGCGCAGGGCACGACCACGGTCGGCCGCCTGCTCGTCACCGACAGCGGCACCTTCGGCATCCGCATCTACCCGAAGACCCCCGGCAAGACGACCTACACCTTCAATCGGTGCTACCTGCCCCCGAACGGGCTCGTGCATTCGAACTTCGGCAACGTCGAGCGGCGGCTTGGCCTGACGGTCAAGGCCGTGCCCGACGTGAACAACCTCCTCTACGCGACGGGGACCAGCGTTTGATCGACCTCAACGAAAACGACGACCCGCTCCTCTTCCGCGCCCAGGTGCCTGCGGGCAGCCTCATCGTGCAGTGGAACGAGGCGCTCGCCGTGCTTGCCAAGCCCGCTGGCGGCGAGCCGAGCGTGCAGGACGTGGCGGCGGCCATCCGCAAGGTGGCGCGCACGCCCGAGGTGGCCGCGCAGTCGAGCGACGAGGTGCTCTTCGCCGTCTTTGCCCGCATGGGCAAGGCGGTGGAAGCCGCGGGAAACTGACCAGGGGGGCCGCCCTCTTCCTTGCGACGTACGGCCGTCCCCCGAGCGATTTTGACCAGGAGACAGCGATGGGCCTCATGGCGAACATCCCGATGGTCGAGGCCCGCAGGGCGCTGTCGTTCGCGCAGGGCATCGCCGTGGCGTTCGGGTCGCCCGAGGCGGCCGAGGGCGTCGTGCGGCAGGCCACGGGCAGCGACGAGCTCGCCTGGAGCGTCCGCATGGGCCTGCAGCACCAGATGCACGGGAGGGGCCGCTGATGGCCGTGCAGGCGAATGCCGACGTGTGGAACGCGCTCGTCGCGGACCTGAAGGAGTGGATGGACGACGCCGGCTACGGCATCGCGGTCTACCTCCGCGAGGCGCCCGGGCAGGACGTCACCGCGCAGTACGCGATCCAGGTGATCCCGGGCGGCGACACGGCGCGGCATCCCATCAGCGGCGTGGGCCTGCTTGAGTCGCAGGTGCAGCTCGTCGTCTGGTGGCGCAACCTGTACGACCCCGTCCACAAGGCGACCCTGCGGATCGCAGGCGAGCGGGGCATCGAGCAGTTCATCGACGGCCTGCGGACGCACATGATCCAGAACACGCTCGGCGGGCGCCTGACGATCCCGTTCACGTGGCGGTCGGGCGGGCAGGTGGAGCAGGTGGATGACCTCGTGGGCTGGATGCGCGGGACGGAGACCTTCGTCTGCGCGTTCCAGATCGAATGGAGCGTGCAGTGATGGAAGACCTGGGACGCATCGTCATCGACGTGAACGCCACGGGGGACGGCGGGGCCGGCGGCGGGACGGGCTCGCGGATGCTGCAGCGCGTGGGCGGGGCGCTTACGCAGGCGGGGATCGGGATGATCGGGGGGCAGGGCGCGGGCGGGGCGCTGGCGGCGCAGGGGCTGACGAAGCTCGCCGCGATGGGCACGGCCGGCGCGATTGCTGCCGCGCCGCTGATCGCGGTGGGCGTGGCGGGGATCGCCCTCAAGAAGACCTTCGACTTCCTGAACACGGCGGCGAAGAACCTGACGCAGTCGCTGCGGGACTACAGCCCGCAGATCATGCTCGCCGACGCGATGAACGAGATCCTGATGATGCAGGAGAAGATGCGCGCAAGCGCGGTGTCGGGCGGCGCGCTGGCGCGGCGCGAGCTCGCGCAGGGCAGGATCGAGCGCGTGCTGTTCCGGGTTTCGGACCTGCTTGGCCGCATCGGGGCCATCGCCGTGGCGCCGATCCTTGAGCTGCTCGCCAACCTGCTTGAGTTCGTCGAGAAGAAGATCGCGCCCGTCCTGTCATTGGTGGGCCTTGCCGTCTTGGGCACCATCAAGCTGTTCGGGCAGTTTCTCCAGAGAATCCCCGGCTTCATGGCGTACGGACTAGGGGCCGAGGCATGGGCGGTCGACATGATCAAGGCGCTGAACAGGCTCGGCACGAACACCGACCCGATCTACCAGGGCAACGCGCCCTTCATCGCCGACCTGCGCCTCATGGGGGTGAACATTTGAACCCGCAGGGCGCGAGGATCGAGGACGTCGCGCAGGGCATGATGCTCATGTCCGACCGCAAGGCCGCCGAGCAGCGTTCCCTGCAGGCGCAGGGCGCCCGGGCTGCAAGCGCCGTGCAGCGCGTGGCGCGGAACCTGCAGGTCATCAACCACGAAACGAACGCGCCCTTCGTCGCTGACCTGCGCCTCATGGGAGCCCTGCCGTGAGCACCCCGACCGGAAACGCCTACCTGTCCTTCTCCTACGACAGCCGCAACTGGGATCTCGGCTTCGTCAACGTCTCGCAGTACGACCAGCGGCCCGAGTACGCCGAGGACGGCTTCACCCTGAACTACTACGCCGTGACCGTGACGGGCACGGCCCTGGTCGCGGACGGCACGGGCACCTACACCGAGCTCGCCGCCAAGATGCGCGACGGCACGGGCCGAGTGGACGCCGTCGACCTCCGCATCGTGTCGGGCGGCACCGAGACCCTGATCGCCCAGACCTTCCCCGACGCCCGCCGCGGCCCGCTGCTGCAGCTGACCGTGACCGAGGTGGCCGGCAGGCGCGCCGCGCTTGTGTCCTTCACCCTGACCGCCGCAGTGGTGCGGACGAGCGCGATTGACAGCGAGACCCCGGACCCGACCTACCCAATCGTGTCGCACCGCTGGACGCAGTCGTTCAGCCTCGACGCGGGCGGCCTCGTCACCCGGACGGTGCGCGGGACGCTGACGGTCAACATGAGCGCCACGGGGATCGGCACCACGCCGGCCACGAACGGCATCATCGCCAACGTAACCGGGATCTCCGCGTGGCCCGACCTGTTCCGCCGCTGCGTGATGCCCACGACGGACGGCACGAGCATCTGGCGGCGCACCGGGCAGACCTTTGCCATCAACGAGAGCGGCAACCAGCTCACCTACGAAGTGACCGACGAGCAGGCCCGGACGAACCTCCCCAACGGCGCCTACGAGGGCAACTGCGACTTCACCTACGAGCGCAGCCGCAACAACATCGCCTACGCCACGCTGCGGTTCTCCTGCGACCTGACGGGCGAGGTGCAGGGCGACGTGCGCGCCCTGATCTGGGCGGCGGTCGAGCTCGCCACGACCCGCATCCCCTTCGACAAGGCCATCCTGGACCGCCTGAGCGTGCAGGAGAAGGACATGATGAAGCGTGCGGCGATCCGGCTCGAGATCGACGCCAGGTGCCCCGCGACCGCCGTGGAGGGGCCGACCGCGGCCTACGCGGCCGTCCCCCTTGCACGCCTTGTCGGGATCGCCTTCACGGTCACGCGTACGTGCAGCTTCGCCGTGGGCGCCTACGGCGGCTCGGGCAACGGCGTCTACGGCATCCCGCACTGGAACGGCAACCGCCTGTCGGCCAAGCCCAACACGATCCAGAACGTGCAGGTCGCGGCGATGGTGGCCGTGATCGAGTCAACCTGCCCGCTCGGCACGCCGGCCACGGTGCTTCTCGTCCCCGACACCGACCTCGCCTCCGCGAACAGCCTGATCGTGCAGGGGCCGTTCGACAACGAGCAAATCGCGTCGTTCAACGCAAGCGGCGAGACCACGACCGTCGAGAAGGCGTTCACGGTCACGGACGTCGACACCGACACGGGGATGCACCGCCTGCCGACCATGTACACGCAGGGGGCCGACTTCGTCTTCCAGGCGAAGAAGCCCACGGTGATGCTGACCGAGGTCACGACCGTGCGGCGCACGAACCTCCCGCCCAACCGCGTCTTCCGCCCCATCCCGGCGGGATTCGTGGTCGTAAAAGACGAGTGGCGGATCAACCACGGCGAGATCGACTCGGCGGGGCAGCGGTCGTTCACGGGCATCTACACGCGCAAGCTGATGGCCTTTGACGGCGGCGGCGCGACCTCGAACGGCTTCTCGACGGTCAGCAGCCGCCGGCAGTGGTGGGTGCCCGGAGCGGACCCGAGCGTGGCCGCCCCGCTCACCCTGGGCTACAACCTCGACAACCAGCAGCAGGCATCGAGCGTCCTTGCGCTTGGGTCGGCGGCGCAGGCATACGCGCTGGGCACGGCCCAGAACTACGCATGACGCTCGTGCAGGCCTACATCACGGCCGGCGCGACGGTCATCCCCTGCCTGCCGCCCGGGCCGCAGGAGCGCGAGCACGCGAGGCGGCTGGGGATCGACGAGAACGACCTCTTCGGCGTGGACGTGCCCTGCGGCATGACGCGCTGGACGCGGGCGTCGGTGCTGATTGCCTCTACGCAGGTCTCGGCCCTGTACGCGGCCGCGACGGTCAGGCTTGACCTCAACGACGGGAGCGGCGGCAGCCTTGCCATCCGAAACCTGTACGCCCGCCCGCCGCAGCCGTTCCTCTGGCGGCAGCCGGGGGGGCTCGTGCTCGTTGAGCTCGTGGACGAGCGGTGGTGGTGGCAGTTCTCGAGCGCGGCCCTGATGGATCAGGTGCTCGCGCCGCTTTGGTCGTCGGACGGCAGATGGCAGGTCAACGGCACGGGCGCGGCGGTCGACATCACGACCTACACGGACATTCTGGCCGAGGTGGCGACCGTGGCGGGCGGCATGAGCCTGACCGCCCCGACCGGGTTCGTGACGCGCAGCCCCGAGCACATTCGCCGGCTGTCGGACCTGATCGGCAGCCCCAACGCGAGCCTCGGCATGGTGGTGGACGCCGTGGGCGCGGCGAACACGCAGGTCGTCGTTCCTGATGGGCTGGGTGGATTCGTGTTCGTCGACCGGGCTGGTCTGCAGGCCGGCTACGACAAGACGATGGGCATCTATGCGCGCGCCTTCTCGGGTGGCGGGCAGCCCGTCAACGGGGCGGCAGGCGGCACTGATCCGCTCGTCAACATCTGGAACCAGGCGGGAATCGGCAACCGCGCGCCGCGCGAGGCCATGACGATCCTGCCGCAGCGGTCGGTCGAGGGCAAGACGGTCTACGACAACGTCACCGACGCCAACGTCCCCGCCGACCGAGTGCACTTCCCCTACGACCAGTCATTCAACGAGGTGGCGATCCCGTCCTGGACCCGGCAGCCCGTGCGTCTGGGCAACGGGATGCTCACGGAATCGGCGGTCGTGGTCAACGACGCCACGGGCGGGACGCTGACGACCTGCCCCGGCTGGAACCCCACCACGCTCGTCGGGCAGGCAAGGACGGACTACGCCAAGCGGTACGAGCACGTGCCCTTCGGGCGCACCTGCTGGGCGGGCTTCATCCCGTGGTACGTGAGCGCCTCGGACACCATCGGGCAGCTCGGATGCGTGTCCTACCGCCTGAGCGAGGTGGACGGGGTCGTGTCGCCGTTCACGGTCAGCGTGGCGCGCGAGGACGACTGGCGATTCGGCCTGCAGGGCGTGGGCGAGAACGAACCCTCGCGCCTGGTGACGGGCAAGGGGCTCGCCCACGCCTACCGCAACTGCGTGGGCCTGACGGTCGTGGACGTGCCCCCGCCGATGACGCGGGTCTTCCCGGCCCGGATCACCGCGTCGGACGGCCTCGGCAACTGGCGCTGGGCCTACAGCTTCACGGAGGTCGAACCCAACCCGGCCGGCGGCGCCACGCTGTCTGTGTCGACGGGCTCCTATGCCCGGACGGGCTTGGCCTACAACATGGCCGAGAACGGCAACAACCTCGCTGGCGGCCTGATTGCCCCGGGCGTCGACCAGGCCAACTACCCCAACGCGACGGTGGCGGCGCTGCCGATCAGCACCGACACCATCGTGATGATGTGCGAGCAGTTCCCCACCGCCCACGTGAACGAAGGCTGCACGGCAACGGGACCGCGGTTCTGGTTCTCGATGCCCAACGCCGTCCTCGTAGAATGCATCGAGGAGGGCTGACATGGCAAGCGACTGGAACCCCATCATCGCGCAGGGCGCGGACTTGCGCGCGACCGTCGAGGTCGCGCAGTGGCCCTCGGGCTACCCCGCGCTGAACACGGCCACGGAGTGGCGGTGGATTCTGTCGCAGGCCGAGACCGCGGCCTTCCTGACGGCGAGCTCCACGGGCGTCAGCCCGATGATCACCCTGAACGTTGCCCAGACCATCGGGACGATCCTGGTGCCCTATGCGACCACGGCGAACTTCCCGCTCGGGCAGTTTCGGTACGACCTTGACATCGTCTTCAGCCCGACCGTCAAGATCCGGCTGATCAGCCTGGGCTCGGGCGTGGTGAACACCTTCTCGGGGTCAACCTGATGGCAGACGTCGAGATCAATGTCCAGCCGAACTCGGTCTCGGTCAACGTCGGCGGGGTGGACAGCATCACCGCCGGCGCGGGCCTGACGGGCGGCATCATCACCTCGAGCGGCACTGTGGCGGTCGACTTCGCCCCGGACGGGGCGGGGACGTCGAACCAAGTGCCGAGGGCAACGGACACGCGGCTTGCAGGTCCGCGCACGCCTACGGCGCACGCCGCAACTCACGGGAACGCCGGGAGCGACCCCATCACCATCGCCCAGACGCAGGTGACCGGGCTGGCGACGGCGCTCAACGGCAAGGCGAGCATCCTGACGTCGATCAACGCCGGGACGGGCCTGTCGGGCGGCGGGAACCTGTCGGTCGACCGGACCCTGTCGGTTGCCTTCGGATCGACGGGCACGACCGCCTGCGTCGGCAACGATGCGCGCCTGTCGGACGCCCGGACGCCCACGGCCCACGCGGCCAGCCACGGCGTGGCGGGCAGCGACCCCATCACCATCGCGCAGAGCCAGGTGACGAGCCTTGTCAGCGACCTCGCGGGCAAGGTGCCGACCACGCGCACGGTCACGGCGAGCACGGGCCTGACGGGTGGCGGCGACCTGAGCGCCAACCGCAGCTTCGCGGTCGACTTCGCCGCCAGCGGCGTGGCAACGGCAGGCAAGGCGTGCGAGGCCACCGACAGCCGCCTGTCGAACTCCCGTGCCCCCACGGGCGCGGCGGGCGGCGACCTGACGGGGAGCACCTACCCCAACCCGACGATCAGCCGATTCGCCACGTACGCCATCAGCACCTCGGCCCCGGTGTCGGGTGAGGGGTGGGTCTACGACGGCACCACGTGGCAGCACGTGCCGCTCACGGACGTCCAGGTCTACACCTCGGCCGGAACGGCCACGTGGACGAAGCCTGCCAACTGCAAGACCGTCCGCGCCATCCTGATCGGCGGCGGCGGCGGGGGCGGAAGCGGCCATGCCCACGCCACCGGAAACCGAGGCGGCGGCGGGGGCGGCGCAGGCGGCGGCATCACTGAGATCACCTACCAAGCGGCAAGCCTGCCGTCGACCCTGACCGTGACGGTCGGCGCCGGGGGCGCAGGCGGCGCGGGGGTGGTCGCCAACAACGACGGCAATCCCGGCGTGGCCGGGACCGCCTCGACGCTGACGGCCACGGGAACGACCTACGCTCGGGCGGCGGGCGGGGCCGGCGGCGCGCAGGGCACGAACTCCGGCGGGGCCGGCGGCGCGGCCGGGACGCTCGGCGATGCGCTGTACGCAGGCGGCGCGGGCGGCGCAGGCAACAACAGCGGAAACGCAGGCGTGGCGGGCGCTGCGACGATCGGCGCCCCGGGCGGTGGCGGCGGCGCCGGGATGTCAAGCGGCGGCACCACCGCCAACGGAGGCACGGGTGGCACGCGAATGTCCATCGGCACGGGCGGCAGCGGCGCCACGGCAGGGGCCGGGACCGCGGTCGGGATCTACGGCTCGGGCGGCGGCGGCAGCCCGTCGCTCGCGGGGACGAGCCTTGCTGGCGGCGCTGGCATCTATGGCAGCGGCGGTGGCGGCTCTGGAGCTGCAACGGTGGCTACGGGCGCCGGCGGCGCAGGCGGCACCGGGCTGGTGGTGATCATCTCGGAGTATTGACCCATGACCGAGGAACAGGGCATGAGCATGGAGCGGTGGCTCAAGGTGGCGCAGTTCGGGGTTGCCCTCATTGCCCTCGTCGGCGCCCTGATCTACGCGGGGCAACGCACCGAGCGGGACGAGCACCAGTCCCGCAGCCTCGAGGTCATGGCGAAGGAGCTCGGGCAGATCAGGGACGCGGCCACGGAGGGGAACGCCCAGATCAGGATTCTCGGGGAGCGGGTACGCGGCCTCGAGGAGCGCACGGCGCGGCTGGAGCGGCGGTGACCCGCCTGCTCCTCGCGGTCGCCTCTTGGGGCATCCTGGCGGGCTGCAGCCCCACGGCGCGCATTGCCGCTAGCGCCAACGACATCCGGGCCGAGGCTGGGCTCCTCGTGGAGCACGGCACGGTCACGGGAGACAAGGTGACGGTGACCCATGCCAGGAAGATCGACGAGCTCGCGGCGCACATCCACGAAGACCTCCCCGGGACGGTCGACCGAACCCCCCCGTGGGTTTCCATGCTCATCTGGGTCGCTGGGGCCGTTTGCGCGGTCTGCCTCGTGGTTGTCCTGTGGCAGACGGGTCTGGGAAGCGGTATTCGGGCCGCTTTGGGCTGGATACCTCGCAAGACCCAAAGCCGCGCCGACCTCGCCGTCAGTATGCTCGACCCGTCCCGGCCGGAAGGCGACCGGGAGTTCATCGCCGCGCTGCGGCAAGACCCGGAGTTCGACGCGGCCTTCCGCCGCGCCAAGGAACGCCGCAAAGACAAGGAAAGCACATGAGCCCGATTCTCGCTGACGCCCTCGGAACCCTCTGGTGGTCGGTCCTCTGCTTCGTCGCCGGCGCGGCGCTGACGTTCGTCGCCTGCAAGAAGGGCTGGATCAAGTGCTGAAGGCCGTCCTCCTGTTCTGCCTCGTGATCGTGGCGTGAGCGGCATCACGGCATACGAGTGCTGCTGCCCGACCGAGCCGCCGATCTACCCGGCTGAGTATTACGTCTTCTCGGTCTGCCCGGACCCGTGCTGCCCGCTCGACTGCGCTGACGGCCCCGACGTCAAGTGGTGCCCGTCCTACGCGGTCGCGCAAGGGCTGGCGGTCCCCATCATCCTGACGCCGGCGACCTGCATCAAGATGACCCTGGGGTGCTGCACCTACGTGATGACGGCGGTGGTCGCCAACCCGGGCGGCGTCTGCCCCACGGGGGGCGGCGTCTGGAACCAGGGCACCTACGCGGGGACGCGCACCATCGACCCGGAGGAGGAGGGCTGCTGCGACCCGGTCATCATCGACCCGCCCGACAACTGCCTGACGCAGGCGGCGTACGAGGAGCCGCTCGTCGGGAACGCCTGCTTCGCCTACGTCTTCGAGCCCTACGACCTGGCCGACCAATGGGGCATCGTCCCGTCCAAGCCCGTCAAGGTGCAGAGCACGATCACCTACTGCTACGCGACCTACGGGGTGGACTGGTTCCAGCAGTGCGACTCGTGCCAGAGCGGTGCGATCCAGCACCTGCCGGCGACGGTCAAGCATTCCCAGAGCATCGGCTACTGCCTGCCAGTCGACCCGGGCCTCTTGGTCTGCAGCAACCAGCGCACCTATGACCAGCAGATCACCCTTGACTGCGACAGGTGCTTCCCCTGCAACCCCTGCTGCGGCATCGACAACTGCGCGGATGACCCGCCGACGACCTGCGACGACCCGTCCAAGACCTTCTCCATCCGCACGTGTTACGCGGTCAACCCGTGCTTGGGCGAGGAGCAGGAGCCGACGTGGTTTGAGCAAGACGTGCTCACGGTCACCTACGACTTCTGTGCCACACAGATTGACCCTGCCGATCCGACCGCGTTGGCGCAGCTTGACGCGCTGTTCACGGGCGGCAACGTGGTGACCTCGTGGAACGCGGGGACGGTCTGGGGTTCAGGCGACACGGGCATCCGCATCGCCTTCTGCGTGGGCGGCCAGTTCAGCGACCCGAGCGTCTTCGTCTTCAGCGGCAACGCCAAGCACATCGCCGACGCGATCAACTCGCTCACGGTGAACACGCCCTTCCTGTCGGCCCAGGCCGACGAGGAGTGGGGGGAGTGCTTCTGGTTCGGGGTGCGCCAGACGTGCGACGTATGCCCGGGCGACCCGCCCGGGACGCGGCCCGCATACGGCAGCGGCGGGCAGGACGCGGACGCACTCGTCTTCGACCGCTGCGAGATCGTGAGCGCGACGAAGTTCAAGGCCATCTTCAAGGGTCGCTCAAAGAAGCACTACGTCTGTGCCTCGCAGACACTGATTTCAACCTACTCCGTCGCCCCCAACTGCGAGTCGATCCCGTCGACGGACGTGGTGAACGTTGCCATCAGCGCCACGGGCGACCCTGAGGCGGGCTACGAGCTGCAGTGCATCTCCCCGGCCGAGTACGCCTGCGGCGCGCGGTACGAGATGCGCGAGATCGAGCAGGAGGACTGCACGCAGACCATCCTCACGCCCTCCGGGTCGCTCACCGTGCCCAAGTGTGACGAGATCACGGGC